TTCTATTCCTGAGGGACAAGAAATACACACACCTGATTTTATTCAATGGTTGAATGAAACAGGCAGGTTGAACTAGACCTCCCCTAGTTCAGCTGAGGGAGGTGTATTGCAGCACCTCCCTTGTTTTTTGCTAGAAAGGAAAAAAACATGGCAAATTTAAAACGTCAAATCCGAAAACCGCGATTTGTTATAGGTAATGCGGGAAAGTTTGGAAGACTTATCCCATTCACATATCATCAGGTATATGCAGGCGAGAGCATGCATAATATTAAAAGCATGATGAATTTCATGTCAAAACCAATTAGTCAACGTATGTCAGGAGCTACGTTGGATATTTGGTACTATTATATTCCATGGAGATTGGTTTGGGATCAGTTCCCAGAATGGGTAATGGGCGATAGCACATTAACGCCGCCCACAACCAATAGCGTAGCTGGAGAAGCCTTGTTCGGAGCGCAAGGAACTGGGGCGCAAGCTCATTTACTAGCCTCCTCATATGAAACAGTGGTGAATCATTATTTTCGTGAGGAGCATGATCAATACGTAATCGGAAATAATCCCGCTGTGCTACCTATCGTTGATCGTACTGCAGAAACTCAAGGTGATGAAGACTACGAGGAAGAAGACGAAACAATTGACGTTTCATCAGGGACGCTATCAATACGTGAAATAGAGCGTCGAAGAGCGCGACTAGCTTATGAGCGGCGTGTTGAAGCGTTAGACGGTAAATATACATCGTTCCTGCGTGCTCAGGGTGTAAATGCAAATGAAACAGTAGCGCAGGTACCAGAGTTTGTGGGACATTATCGAAAGTACATAAAACCGTCAAAAACGATAAACGATAGCACGGGATTGTCTGTACAGACATACGCACACGAGTGTAGTCATACTCTTACGAAACGACGTTTTTTCCAAGAACACGGTGTGATTATTGGATGCGCGTCTATTCGTCCAAAGGTACATCTGAATGGGGGTTATAACGCAGATGCTCGAGTTTGGAGTGATCCGAGTTATTTCCCCCACGTCGGACAGCTGGCTGAAAACAAGAAAATACAAAATGCAGATTTTGGTTCTCGAGGAGGTGATGAAAACGAAATCGATGGAACGCCAGCAACTTATCTAAACATTGACCATTATCTATGGAATGGACGAACACACGTACTTAATGCAGAAAGTGATTACATTAATACGTATGACCCAACAGATGATGAAACAGCATTGTACCCATCAGCTGCTTGGGATGCGGTCTTATCAACTTCGTCAGAAAAACACTTCCATATGGAGGGTGTCGTAAGTTCAAAGATCGCAACGCCTCTGCGTCGTTTGAAGGTCGTATAAGTGCATCTACCCGAAGGCAACGGAAACTCCAATTATTGGAGTTGCCTTCGGGCGCGAAGCGCTTCCTAGTTTATAGATGCACAGGTGACACCATGACATACGGTATTCCAAGGGTAGGTTGCGAATACCCATCGATTAGATGGCAATACAGAGATCAGATCGAGCTAAGAAACTACAAAGTAGAAAATGAATGCGAGAATCCACTATACGTCCCAAACGTGGGACGAGATGCAGCACAACTGCCTTTGAACTCAGTAAGATGCAGGAAATGTCAAAACTGCATGAGGCAAAGGAAAAGCGAGTGGGTAGAAAGAGTAGCGAAAGAGTATATTGTCCACGAGCGAACATGGTTTTTGACGTTTACATTCGCTGAATGTAAAACCGTCATAAATCAAGGCAAACGGAACGAAATGACAGTTTGTCCAAAGATGGATTCTGAGACATTTACAGAACCAACATACCCAACATATTCAGAAATACAGTTGTGGTTAAAACGAATAAGAAAAAAACATGAAGTCAAATTCTTATCGGTAGAGGAGTTAGGAGAGCAACATGGTAGATTGCATTGGCATATCGTCCTACACTGTAGTAGCCGTCTCACAGGAGACGAAATGCAACGACATTGGTCGTTTGGAAAGCTACACAGCAAATTGGTTACAGACGGCGATATCGGAAATTATATCGCAAAGTATGTCACAAAAGCGGGAAAACTCAGAGGGTCTCTGGGTTACGGTAAGACGGACGCATTATTCGAGAAGCTCGGAGGACGAGCTTATGAAGACTTTGAGTACTATGTACGGACCGGAAAGAAGACAGGCCTACTCAATGCTGAACCAGAAATCAGCATTGCACCTGTCGGACGTCATATCCGAATATCGGCAACTGACGTCAACAGGATTAGATTGTATTCAGCAGGAGAAGAAGCCATCGAAGGAAATGGTAGCATGGACGATGAGGGCGATATCCCTTGGTGATCACCTTGATCCGAAATTTGTGAATGATCTAATTGAATCGGTCAAGGTAAATGGTTGTGAATAGATCACTACGAACGTTCACACTTGGAACGCACATTTGTTCGAGTAAACGCAGGACAAAAACCCAAAGACTACCCCAAACAAATAAGTCAACTAATCAATAAAAGGATTTTATAAGGTGCCTTATGTAGATTTATCAGTAGGAGGGTCATGGACTACTAATACCTCTAAAACTGCTACTAGAACTAACGTAGCAGAATTGCCATCTAGTAGAACGGAATATGGAAACATAGGCCTACAGATCGGCAACAGAGTCCTCACCGCGGTAAAGGGGACGGGTATTGGAGCAGCGATATCGACAATACTAACGCCTACGACAGTGCAGGATTCTACGTGGGGGGACTCACAATATAGGGCTCAGCAGGACTATTTAAACAGAACCATAGAAACAAGTGTTAGCACAATCAGTGCAAAAGACGAGGTCAGCGAAATACCGAGGTACACGGCGTTGTATGGTTATGACAAAGCGGATGTCGCTTTGGATAATATAAAAACTGTAAGGTTGCCAAGTGTGGGAGCTGTGGAGCAACCTATAGTTTTGGATACCTCCATTCCGTTGAGCGAAGCGTTTTATGATGACGCAATTTTGCGACGAGCGCGAGCAGGTTTAACTGGATCAATAGCACCGATTTCGAGGATTATTTCGGAGGCAATAGACGATCCAGAAGCTACAGGAGTAATGATAGCAACAAAGCCAATTATCGGGGCGAATGGAGGATTGTTGTTAGGAGTAAACGGAATGCCAACGTATAATGATTATACGAAGGGCACATCGGGTGTAATAACACCCGCGAAAGATTTAGTTATAAATCTGCCTAAGTTTGATAGGCAAACAACGCTGGAAATGGATAGACGCGGAGTATTGACCATTTCGCAGAGCGTAGTACGCGATAGTCGAAGCGATAAAAAGCAAAAGAAAGACAAAAAAGGAAGAGCTGGTAAGTTTTACAGGCTTGCGTTGCGTATAATAAACAACACCGTAGGACATGAAATGTTCGAGGTTTGGACAGCCTTTACTGACAATTTGAAGACGGCAGAAGAAGAGTCGAAAAAACACAAGTGGATGTTCAGGAAAGGTTTTGCGCCAGTTTATGATCCACAGAAGCAAATGTGGAGTTATAAACCAGTGACTGCCAAGGCTGCCATTGAGGGGTTTAACGATGGCACACTGGAGTTGGACGTCGCGGGATTTATGCGCGATGTAGTACAGAACCAAATAGAAGACATTGTTATAGCGAAGTTATCACAAGGCGCAGAGCGATGGCGCGCCTCGCAAGGCCGCGTCGTAGGCGTACAGTTTGGAGAGGCATTCGGATACCGCGAAGACTTTGGAGTGCTGAAAGAAGGACAAAGGACAGAGTATTTTGATGTAGATGAGTACATCGCACGAGCGGTACCAAACGTAGAGTTTAGCGCAAAGTTAAGAATGTAGCCTGTCTTGACACATTTATAATCATCAGATTATTAATAAATGGGTCATAAGGAAAAAAGGACATGATAAAATGGCTTATAGGTCTCTCCGCCGCACGACTAAATCAAGTCGTAACACTAGCAAGTCTACTACTAATCGTAAGTCTAGTAGCTTGCGCAAATCTAAAGTTACCTCAACGGCAACAAAACGCGCAGTTGAAGCCGCTTTCAGACGTGGAGTCAAAAGTGGTATGCGGCGACGCCCAGGCCGTCGTGCTTATTTCTATTCCTGAGGGACAAGAAATACACACACCTGATTTTATTCAATGGTTGAATGAAACAGGCAGGTTGAACTAGACCTCCCCTAGTTCAGCTGAGGGAGGTGTATTGCAGCACCTCCCTTG